CGAAGAGTTTGGACGGCTGGGACGAGTACTCTTCGGAATACTCAAATCAAATGTAAATAGTCTGTGGTTCCTTGTAAATATTCCCTTCCCCCAACAGTTGGCCAAACTCGAGCTACACTCAAACCAACTTTCTGCCGCGTCCCCCTTATTGTCAGCTGCTGTCTCCCTGCTCTTGTTCGATTATCCTCTACAGCTGACTGAAAATGCCGCGCTAACGCAGGCTCTCTTAAATGCTACCTTCCCCGGTATGCACGAGCTTGCCCGCCCGCGGGTACAAAAAATCTTGAATAATACAACAAATCCTACATCCTACGGGGCTTACGTATGGCGCCTCTGTAAAGACAAAGCGTTCCGGGACGCCGCTTACCCTCTTAAGCCGCACCCCGGGGCGAAAACAAAACCGATGGTTCGGTTTGGCCCGTTACTCAGATCGTTAATCACGATCGTCGGGTCTGACGAAGCAGGCAGATGGGCCGCGATGATGGAGCCAGGTACCCCGCGGGACGTGGTAGCCAGCCACATCATCTACTCATTTGCGCTGCGGCCCCACCTCTTCGCGGCTGCTCCTGTCGTGTCAGCCTCCTGCATCCTAGACCCCAAATCTGCTAAGGGTCTCTCTAACGCTCTCAAAGCGTTGGGGTTGAACGCCACCCCTTTCGGTGCCTGCCTTACCGAGACTCAGGTGTTACAGGGTAGGTTGACCGGCGCTGTAGATTGGGACGACGAGATGGCCAAGCGCACAGACGCTGACGTCGTTGCGAATATCGTGGTTAAGTGCTCGGCGGAAGAGCTGCGCCCCCACGTAAGAGCGATTTTAGATGACGAGCTGCCCAAGGGCTTCACCCTCCCGGAGCTAGATGACTTTTGGACCTCACGCTGGTCGTGGTGTGTCAATGGTTCGCACACAACCGAGTCGTCCAGGTTGTTGGATATCCCACGCGACGCGATGCCTGAGTTCCCTAGGCTGTACCGGCGTATGGCCAGCGAATGGTTGGAGGACGAGCCGATCTCAACCTGGGACGGCACTACCTCCGTGTCCGCCTCGGAGAAGTTGGAGCACGGTAAGACGCGCGCTATTTACGCGTGTGATACTCGGTCCTACTTCGCGTGGTCGTGGCCGCTCAACGCAGTACAGAAAGCGTGGAAGAACCGCCGCGTCCTGCTCGATCCAGGGAGGGGTGGGATGTCAGCTATCGGGTCGAAGATCGGGTTAAGTAAACGGACGCCGGGAGTTAACCTCATGCTCGACTTCGACGACTTCAACTCCCACCACTCCACTGAGATCATGCAGATGGTTACGGAGGAGTTGCTGTCCCGCTCTAACTCACCGCCCTGGCTGGTTGAGACGCTCGTTATGTCCTTGGACCGCGAGTACATTAAACGTGGTAGTGACAAGCTCCACGTTAAAGGCACGTTGATGTCCGGACACAGGGGGACAACGTTCTTCAACTCCGTACTCAACGCCGCGCTGATCCGGAAATCTGCAGGGGCTGACCTGTATGATAGGATTTACTCGTTGCACACCGGAGACGACGTGTACGCACGGGTACCGTCTTTCACAGACGTTGAGACGATCCTCCGTGGGGCGGAGGGTATTGGCTGTCGGCTAAACCCGACCAAGCAGTCCATCGGCTTTAAACATGCTGAGTTCCTGCGGTGTGCCTTCAGCGGGGAAGGGGGATACGGTTACGTGGCCAGATCCGTGGCCACCTGTGTCAGCGGGTCGTGGACCAACACCGATCCGCTCGGTGTTCGTGAGTCACTCACGAATGCCATTGCCGTCTGTCGGTCACTGATCAACCGGTCAGGACAGGCGGCATTCCCCAGGCTGCTCGGACCCGCTCTCCGGGTGCCCAGGGGGGTGGGTTTTCGGCAGTCAATAGAGCTACTAGCCGGCGGTCTCGCGTCACTAGATAACTCACCTGTCTTCAACACCGCGCATAGGTTTCCAGTTTATACACTGAGCGCACCCCCCCCGAAACCTAAACAAAATCTGGATGGTCTACCGCACAAGGCGACCTCCCAGTACCTGACCAAGCACGCTTCGGAAGTAGAAATCGAGGCTTTATGTCTGGCTCGGGTGGA